CATATGTAAAAACCGGTCTTAATATTGCAAAAACAATTGCACCATATCTTGCGGGTCTCGGAGATGATGAAGAAGGAGGTATTCTTGTAGGAGATCAACCAAATTACCAATATTGTGGAAATGGAAGTATGGTCGGAGGAAAAATGATGTCTAAAGCAAAATTAAGAAATAGACTTAAAAGAATATAATTAAATCATGATATTTTGAATTAATTATATCACTTACTATTATAAATCATGAGTATAGCATCATTATTTGCTCCCAATGCATATAACTTATATTCTAATGGATTAAACACAAGTAATTTAACTGATAATATTACAGGAATATTTAATGGATCTATTGTTGATCATAATGGCTCTAGTGGTTTAGCATCACAAGTTCTTGAATCAACTGGTGCAGGACAAGTTCAATGGGTAAATCCAGGCGGAGGTGGTGGAGGTATAACAACAGGTAATAATAATGGTACTGGTGATGGAATTTATCAAGATGTTACTGGTAGTATTATGAATTTTAAATCATTAGTAGCAGGAAGCGGAATAACCTTAGTTAGCAATCCAGATGATATAACAATAGAAAGTAATGGAGGAAGTGGAATTACTAACGGTAATAATAATGGCGCAGGAAGCGGTGTATTTCAAAATGTTGCTGGAAATACAATGAATTTTAAATCATTAGTAGCTGGTAGTGGAATAAGCTTAACAAACAATACTAATGATATAACAATAACAAATAGCGGAGGTAGCGGTGGTATTACTAATGGTAATAATAATGGCTCAGGAAGCGGTGTATTTCAAAATGTCGTAGGAAGTACAATGAATTTTAAATCATTAGTAGCTGGTAGTGGAATAAGCTTAACAAATAATGCTAATGATATAACAATAACAAATAATGGAGGAGGTGGTACAGGAGTTTTTCCAACAGTTTATGTGACAACAAGTAACTATACAGCACCCTCAATGAATACTAAATATGTGACAAATTTTCAATCTGGTACAATGATATTTAATCTTCCAGATGTTGCTACTAATGGTGATGAAATTGTTATTTCAAATATTTCATCTAATAATGGAATTCAAATAAATCCAGGGGGTGCTCCTTCATCAAGAAATTTATTTTTACTTAATAATGGTACATCAACTTCGGCAGGTGCTCTTGTAAATTTTGCTAATGGTATTTTTAATTCCACTATTGGATTGTATTATTTAGTAACAAACCAAACAAATAATTATTGGATTATTAAATATATGACAAGTCCCTATTATGATCCTACTGATGTTCAATGGGCTGGACTTCATGCGTTAAATCAATTAAGTGATACTAATATATCATCAACCCAAAATAGGCAAGCATTAGTATGGACAGGTGCTGCTTGGCAAAATCAAACTCTTACAAAAGAAATATTTTATAATGCGTATGGTGTACCAAGAGATGGCCAATTTATGGGATATGTAGGAATTAACACTGATGAAAGTAAAACTTGGGTATTATGTCCTAGAAATTTAACAGTGACTCAAATTTCTATCAGCATGAATGCAGGACAAACACCAGGTAAATTTTGGGTATACACTTTAAGAAGAAACGGTACAAATACGAGTTTTGTATGCCAAGTAGGAAATGTTGGAATAACTCAATTTACAGGTTCAGAAACATTTGTTGCAGGTGATTTAATGTCAATAGGAATTACTACAATAGGAACTGGTCTTGTGACTCCTTCAACAAATACATTAACTATCAGTTATTTAATTTAATTATATTACAATATTTTGTAATTTAATTAAGAATAAAATGCTATTTCTATAAAACCATTTCCACCAGCAACAATACCATTCACATTAGCTGGACCTCCACTTCCTAATGATCCACCTGAAACATTATAAGATCCTCCATTAGCAAATGCAGAAGCACCACCTCCTCCTTGTCTAGAATTAGCTGATCCACCTGTAAATAATAATTGAGCTCCTCCTGCAAATGATGTTCCTCCATCAGTACCTGAACCACCACCAGCACCAGAATAAGCAAATGCACCAACATTACCATTAGTACCAACACTACCAGAACCACCAGCTCCTCCTGCAGTTGTAGCAATTGGCAAAACAACAGAACCACCTAAACCTCCAGCACCAGTTGGATTAGCAATTTGTCCGCATTGTCCTCCAGTACATGTAATTGTAAAAGTACCCATATTAATTGTTGTATTAGCTCCATTAGTATTATTAGTAGCTCCTCCTGCACCAACAACAACATTAATTGTTTGGCCAGCAGCAACACTAATAGGATATTCAACAATAGCTCCTCCAGCACCCCCTCCTCCTAAACCATTAACAGAAGGAGCATTAGCACCAGAACCACCTCCACCAACAGCAGATATTTTAGCTATTTTAGCATTAGCTGGAACAATAGTAGATCCAGCACCTGGAGTTGTATTTAGATAAGAGCTAATATAATTACTACTAGCAGTTGATACTATACCAGAACCATTTACTTGTAGTAATCCATTTGTTAATTGTGTTAGTTGCAAAGTAGGAGTATTAATAACAACTTCACTACTTGCATTAATATGATTTTTAGCACTATTATCAGTGTATGTACTGATATTATTAAAAATTAAGTCTGCTCCATTACCATCTAAAGTTCTAGTAGCATCAGAAATTATTCCATCAGCAGTATAAATATTAACAACGCTTGGTAAATCTGACCAAGTTACATTAATACCATCAGTTTTTAAGAATTGATCCATTAAACCAGCAGAACTAGTTGAATCTTTAACTTGATTTTGAAGAGTGATTGGAGCAGTAACAACACAATTATTACCTCCAATAGTAATGTTAGAATCATTATGAACTAAGTTAGAACCATTTGTAGTTGTAAGATCAGAATTTATAGTAAATGTATTAAGATGATCTGCTATTTTTCCAAATTCAATATCATCAGTACTCATATTAGCATTTTGTGCAATGAGACCGAAATTACCTGTTCCTAAACTAATCTCATAATTACCATTTATCGCTCCATTATTTTGTGACAATCTTAATTCTTTAGCAGTATCATCATAAGAAAAGAAAAATGAATCTTGTGTAGTCATATTTCCTAATCCTAATATTGCAGGAAATCCATGAGCTGGATCAGCACCAACTCCTAATATTGCAGGAGCTAATCCATTATCACTTAAAACTTGTACTGGTGCATTTTTAAATTGTAATGGTTGAGCTGGACCTAACCCATCAATAATTTTACTAAAGACAGATTGATTTGATGAATTTACTGTATATAAATCTCCTTGTGCACCTGGTATATTAGGAATTATATTATTACAATGCATTTCATCGCAATAAAGAATACTATCATTTGGGCTGTATAAGTTATTTGTACTCATAATTATATCATTTAATGAGATAATTATTTATTAGTATATTAACTATCAATATCATTATAAATATGTTTAAGAGTCCTTTTATGTTGTGCTTGAATTCTTCTTTGGATATAACAATTACACGCAGAACAATAGATACGATCAGTACCATATTTTTTATCTTTTATTGTTTTTGTTTTAGGTTTTACTGATCCACGAGGTCTTCCTATAGGACCTTTTTGTTTTTTTGGAGTTGAAGTTCCTAATCTTATTTCATTTATCCATGTCCATCCCAATTCCATTATATATAAGTGTGATTTTTAGTAATTATAATTGAGAGAGACTTGTGCGATACTTAAAGTTGCTAATCCTGTAACAGAACATCTAATAGCATAAGTAGAGCCTGCAACTATACTGATATTTCCGGAAGTAGAATTAGATACATTTCCAGCACTGATAGTTGTTGCTAATGCAGAAGCAACTCCATTAACATATAATGTGAATGTTACACTTCCTATAAGAGGATCAGTTGATAAATGAGCTCCAATTTTGCTAACTGTGATATTTTCATTAGTAATTAATGCAGAACCATTATAAGAACCAATAATACCAGATTGGCCAATATATGATCCATTAATAATTGTAAGAGCAGAATTATATTGCATTTGATATTTTAATGTTTGATTACTAAAATTAGATCCATCATATGCTAATACCTGATTAGTTGATGGAGAACTTACATTAAGGCCAGAAATATTGCTCATATTAACTGACATATTTGACCATGATAAAGTAGCTCCATCAGATGATAAAGTAGCTCCATCAGATGATAAAATTTTACCGGATGCTCCTGCATTTCCACTTGAATCTTTTATTATATTAGGCTTTATTGAGTTAGCAAAGAGATCGTATGGATTTTCTGCGAACAAATTAGAAATACTCATGTTATATTAGTAATTAATATTTTTATGGAAACATCCAGTTCGCTTTTCCAGTTTTATTTATCACACTTATAGTCATAGGTGTGATTTTAGTAGGCTTATAATATGTAGAACCATATTTATGGTTCTATATATATTCTAGATATGCGGAATAGGAGTTTTATTAAATTAGATGAGATTTAATTTGACTATATATAAGTGTGATTATTCTACGGAAATATGAGCATTAAGACCAGAAAGTAAGGCAGCCAAAGCACCTTTTGGTTGATCAGCACCTCCTTGAAATATTTGGCCTAATCTTAATCCCATTCCATATAATTCATCTTCAAGTCTCCTATTATTTCTTTGTGGACGTCTCATTTGATGTCCTTGTTTATAATATGGACCAGCTACTTTTAATGCATCTCCATATGATAAATCATTTTCATCAGCAAACATTTTAACAAAATTGACCCAATCGCTCATTTATAATAATAGTATATATTTTATATGTTAACTTCATCTTTCTTTTCATCAATAATAATTTCCTCTTCCTCATCATCGGCAATCATAATTGCTCTACATAAAATACCTAATTCTTTCTTATTTACCTTAATTTCATCTTCTTTGATTTGATTAATAGTTTCATAAATAAGAGAAGATACAACAGCATTAATTGCATAATCTTCTTCTGTCTTAATTTCATTATCTCTTAGATATGCTACTAAAACATGGAACAAATTTGTAGGATCTGTAATTTTAGCATTGTTACATAATTCTTTGATGTCATTAATAACTTCTTCAATTTTTTCCATATATTATTATATTAGAAATTAAAAATCACACTTATATTATATGGATAATATAGAAGATGAAATAAAAGTAGCAACAGGTTTTGATAGAGGAGTTGATTATGATACTATGAAAGCCAAATTAATAAAATGTATTGACAAACTATATGAGAAATATATTAATGAAGAAAAAAATATTACTGTTAAAAGATTAGTTTATGCTCTTATTGCAACTATTCAACTTAGAAACGGATCAAGAGTATCAGAAGCAGTTAAGGCATTCATATTATTTATGAAATATGGAATTGAAAAACGTGTTGTAGTTAAAATTTCTAAAAGTGGGGCAATAAAAGTAATGAAAGATGGTAAGAAAAAGAAAACTAAAGTAAGAACAAGAGAAATGATGTGGCCTCAATGGTTAAATGATGGTGTTTATGATATTTTACATGATCATAAAATAACTGAAGAATTAATTGAAAGTGGAAGATTAAAGAAGCGTGTATTAGATTTCCTTTTAATTAATTATGAATGTAATACTCACAGTCTCAGATATGCATTTATAAATTATGCTTTATACGTACTCAAGCGACCTATAAACGATGTAGCTAAATTTGTTGGTCACACTAATACTGCTCAGATGGTAACATATACACAAACAAAAAATTCAAATCAGATATTTGATCTAGATATATGAGACTGACTTTTTACTCTATAAACACATTCTCTCCTTAAAAAACAGATATGCTATATATAAATATACAAAAGAGTAATAACTAATTTAAAAATTTATAAAAAAAATATTTGTATTCTAAAAAAATAATAATTAATAGGGAATTATAAATGAAATCCTAATTTATTAAAAAAGTCATGCTCTTTTAATAAATTAGTTTAAGTATTTCTGTTTTTTAAAGAGATTTACAGTTTTATGAGTAGATTATTTTAACTTATTTAGGAATCGTAACTGAAAATTATTCATGTATATGACTTTTCCTTGCTCGTTAGTGAAGGGCTTTTTTATTAGGTCATCAAATGTTTTTATTTTTATTTTATCTTCTAAAAGTATTTTATTAAAGGCTTGTATAGAATTCTGATATGATTGGCATACTTTTGATTTACGGTGACGAGATTTATTAGTACGAGAATACATATTTCCACAATAGTTGCACATTATTTTATCATTTGCTGTTTTTGACATGACGAGATTTCTTCTATAATTAACGAGAAGAGAATTTAATATATGTTATAAATTTATACTACATATGTTATCATTTTCAAGTGGTCGCCCGATAGGAAAAGTTGAAGGAGGGAAGTTAGATGGAGCATTAATTCATATCAAAGATGAAAATGAAAAAGAAGAAGAAGATGATTGTGATTGTTGTGGAAGATGTGATCCAAGGAAATGCATTAAAAAACCTTGTTGTGGTGGATGTTCAATGTGCGGAGGTGATGATTCTGATGAAGGATTAGATGCAGGAACTGAATTTAAACTACCATCAGGTAAATTTATTCCAGTTCCTAATATTGATACAAGAGAAGTTACTTTTATAGCAGGTCCATCAGGTTCGGGTAAGTCAACTTTGGCATCAAAATATATAGAAATTTATAAAAAATTATTTCCTAAGAATCCAATAATAATTTTTAGTAGAAAACCTACTGATCCTGCACTAGATAGATTGAAGCCATTAAGATTTATGATTGATGAATCTATAGTAAGCGATCCTCCAGATATTATGAATGAATTACCTGGTGGTGCTTGTGTTTTATTTGATGATTGTAATACATTTCAAGACGATAAGATTAAAAAAGCAGTTGCAAAATTAATGCATGATATAATGGAAATTGGAAGATCATATGAAATATATTGTATCATAACTTCACATTTAATAAATCCAAATGAGAGAAAGGATTCAAGAACTATCTGGAATGAAGCTCACACAGTAACATTATTTCCAAAATCAGGTAATAGGCATGGAATGGTTTATGCACTTAAAAACTATTGTGGACTTGATAATAAGAAAATTGAAAAGATATTAAATTTACCTTCTAGATGGGTTCTAATTGGTAAACAATATCCAATGTATGTATTGCATGAGAAGGGTGCTGAATTAATTTAATTTCTCATCTAATATTAAAGATGTGTAAGCGTTTAAAAAAAATAATTCATAGAATTAAAAAAAGAATTATTATTTGTTTATTACAATAACCAAATAATAATTAAGAATAATAATTTTTAGGATATTCCTTATTTTCTTCAAAGTAAGTTGCATATTTTTGTTCAACTATTTCACATATTTCCTTATATTTTTTATATCTCTTAACCAAAACCTCTTTATCTTCAGTCATTTTGGTAAATTTCTTTTCGGCTTGCTCTTTAGTTCCAGTAAATTCTTTATAAACTGGACTAAGATTTCTTCCTATTTCATCTCTTCTCTTGAGAGCATCATCAATTTTTGGCTGGTACATTTTTGGTTTTAAAAATAATCCTAATCCTAGCATGGTTTTTACAAATAATTTCATTTCTTCTTCAATCTTCTTAAGACGAAGTTGATAGTAAATCATTGGTCTCAATTTATTTACAGTCATACGTTTAAGTTTTCTAATTTTATCCTTATAGTTCTTTTTACTAGCAATATTATTTTTCTTAGTATAATATTTTTTGCTATATGTTTGACGATGAGCATTATGATCCTTGCAGAAATCGCCTCTACAATTACGACCACATGTTTCACCTTCTTTGTCTCCTTTTTTAAAGACATATTTACATTTTCCTCCATTGCTGTTAGTTTGTTTTCTTAAAGTTTTAGAACCGGACATCTCTATTTCTACTCTATTATAACTCTATTTTATACTTTTTTATATCATTTTCAAACGCACTTGAATTTTATTTCTTCTTAGCAGGAGCCCTTTTTGTCTTAGATGTTGTTACTTTTCCTTTTGGATTTTTTTTATTGTATATGACTGATTCAACAGTTTCATCAGTCTCATTATCTTCATCACTTTCCTGTTCTTCTATTTTTTCTTTGTACTCTTTTAAGATTCTATCTTTTTCTCTCTTAAGTTCTTTTAACATCTGTGTTCTTAATTGATCTTTTTCTTCCATGATTTGTTTTTTAACATAATCTAGTCTTTCTGCTTTAAGTTCTCTAATTTTTAAAACTACTGCTATTTCTTCATGAATCATTTTTAATTCATCGTCATCAAGAGCATCAAAATCTAAATCTTTAACACTCAATTTAGTTGGTACTGGAATTTGATCGATAATTAGTTCAGTCATATATAAAATACATTATATTTTTATTTTAAAATCACACTTATATGTTTAAAAATATCTGTATTTATTTCTCCGATCTATAGCCATGATACATGGCTGCAACCATTTGCCGTATAGCTTTTTTGTGAGCGATGGAATATGATCTTTCAGAATTTGGATTAAAATAATATCTAGACCCATGCGAGCCCCACTGTACAAAAGTTCCGTAAGCATCTTCATCTATGTGTATAGGCATATATAATAAAATACGATAAAATTAAATATCTAATTTATAGTTATAATATGCAAGACAGAATTAGAGAAATATTGCAAGAACAAATTGCCATGAAAGGTGGATATGGTACTCATGTAGGGGCAGTTAAAGCAGCTAAAACTAGAAAACGTGAAATTATGGAAGAACTTGGAATGGGAGATATGGCTAACAGAAGAGCAGCAAGAAGAAGTCCATGGATAAGTTTTCTTAAAGATGTTGAACAAAACATGGGAATTCCTTATAATGAAGCCATGGTAGATCCAGAAATTAGACATTTGTATTATGAATCTGGAGCAGGAACAATGGTAGGTGGAAAAGGAACTGCAGCAGGAGCTAGAAAAAATCCATGGGATCAATTCTTGAAGCAAAATAGTTATAGTGTTCTCGAAGGAGTTAAACATAAAAAAGCATATCAGGCATTTAAAAAGAAATTCAAACCAGCGATTAAGAAAAAACCAGTAACTAAAAGAAAACCAGCAACTAAAAGAAAACTGGCTGTAAAATCAGTCACTAAAAGGAAAGTATCGCAAAAAAAACCAGTAAAAAATCTAAGATCAATCAAAGGTTTATCACAATATACTAAACCTCAATTAAAACAATTACTTATGGCATGTTTAGGAAGAGAAGGATCAATTTAATTATGTTATGTATTAGTATAATTAAATGTCAAACTATTATGATTATGGACCTAACTATGATGATTTGCTATCAACTAGAAAATATCCAAATTCATATACACCACAAGTAATAAAAAATGTTGAGATGTTAAGTTTCAGTGATGAAGGAGCAGTTCCTTTTGGAAGTTATATTTATAAAGTTCAAAAATATCCTGGTGATATTGATTTAGTAGAAGTATTCGAAGAATGTTGTACAATTAAAGATATTGTTAATAAGATGGCTAAAAAGTTTCAATCAATTGTTAGAAAAATTGTTAAAGAAAGGAAACATTATATGATAGAAGCTAAGATTGGAGAAGACGATAGATATGATGTAGGACCAAGACAAATAGGTTATATTGATAAAGGAATTTATTATTTCCATGATTCTCAAAAGAAAAAATTAGAGGAATTAACAGAAGAAATGATTTATGAAGGACTCATTGATGAAGATGAATATGATATAATTCATAACATCCTAAGTAAACAAAATAATTCTACAAATGATTATGATATTCTTTATAATTTATTTAGGAATCATAGAGTTATTAGATGGTCTGATAAGGAAATTTTACAAGGATGGAAGATGCTACCAGGAAATATTAAAATAACTCTTAAAAAAGCTCTATCTCATGAAGGCCATGTTAAAATAGACATGATTACTGATATAAATAATAGATTTACAGAAATGACAAATTTTCTATTTTTAGTTGAAAAAAAAGTTGATGGAAAGAAATATGTCATTAATCTTGCTTCAAATTTAACAGATGATTTATTAACTAAAAGAATTGAAAGAGAACTACCAAAGGAAATCGAAAAGTTATTTTATTCGGCTTATTATTACAATCCATTTAAGGGAATTAAAAGGTTATGGGCACTTGCAAGACATTACAAAGATTTTGATATGATTAAAAAACTAAAACCTTTTATATCCGGAAATATTTCTTTATTATATCAATTAAAATCTGAAATTGAAAATATTATAGTTTTGGTAAAGAAACTAAAGACATTTCCTAAAGTAACCATAAATAACCAAATTGAAGACATAAAATCAAGAATAGTTTATGTATTAGAAATAGCAGATGAGGATGAATATCTGTTTGAATTATTTAATAAAGCATATGAAGAAAAAGATAAAGAAGCTAAAATAGAAATACTTGATAAAATTAAAAAAACATTAGTTTCCTACATAAATTATTTTACACTTGAATATCTTGATCATGTAGGTATTTATACTATTCCATATCCTTACGTTCCTAAAGATAGCCAATATAATACAAGACATATTCTTCCACCTACAACTAAAAAAGTAGCTGGATCAGGATTTGATAATGATATGACTGGAGGATCTTGTTGGACTGATTTTCTTAGGAGTCGTAGATTTAAAGATGTTTATGAAGATTTTTTAGATTATAATAATTGTAAAAGAAAAACTAAAAATACATATGTACCAAAAAAAAATAATAAAAAAATTAAAGTACCAGAAGAACTAGTAGAGAAAGAAGAAATATTTAATATTCCTACACCACCTCCTCCAATGCCATTTGAACAGCCATCTATTCCTAAATTATCAGAACAAGAAAAAATAGAAATTCAAGAAAGAAGACAGAAAAATAAAGAACAACCTAAAAATATTCCTGAAGTAGAAAGAAAGATTCCTCCTAGAGAAGCCATGATGAATGAACTATTAAGCAAAATTAAAGATAGAAATAAAGGAGGAGGATTATCTAAAAGACAAATGTTAATAAAACGATTAAGGTATTAATAATCATAATATTTATGTATACTAATATCATTTCCCTATGAGACTGATTTTACACTCTATAACCTCTACATCTCCTTAAAAAACAGATATGCTATATATAAATATACAAAAGAGTAATAACTATTTAAAAAAATCTTAAAAAAAATATTTGTATTCAAAAAAAATAATAATTAATAGGGAATTATAAATGGAATCCTAATTTATTAAAAAAGTCATGCTCTTTTAATAAATTAGTTTAAGTATATCTGTTTTTGAAAGAGATCTAGTGTTTAATGAGTATAACTTTCTAAAGGGGCTGTTAGAAATGTGACTAACTGATCATAATTCATTTTCATTTTGTTAGCCAATAAAGTCATAAACTCATAATAGTCATCTAAAAGAAGATCCTTAAAGAAAACTCTAACTATACAATGACGCCCACATGTTTTAATATCTTTGGCATGTTTTTGAAATTTATAATTATTGTACTCAATTGGATATCCTGAATCGTCTAATAATTGAGATAAATATGGATAATCCTGATTTGTTATTTCCTTAACATCTTCATTAATATTATCTAAAACTGTGTCTGGTATGTTATCTTCACCTCCGTATGGGTCAAAAAATTCAATTCTGTCAGGATGCTGAAGAACACAAATCCAATGACCATAATTAGGACGTGCAAGATAAAGCATAATAAAGTTCTCAAATGGTTCTAATATATCATGAATATTATCAAATTGAGGAAGTTGTTTGTATGTAAGAATTTTAGTCCTTCCTTGTAAAATATTCTCTATTTGATAATTTGTTAATGCTTCATTTTCATAATGTTCAATAACTTTATTCTCAGCATTATATTGTTCTTTTTGTTTTTTTCTTAATAATTGCTGTTCATAATTTAACATATAAATTAGATCATAAATTAATTTAGCTTGTATAATATATATTAATGCAAAGGAATAACAAATCAATTGTTACAAAATCCAGCGATGATATTGTTTATTATAATATTACAATGACTGGAAATCCTAGTAATTTAGTAACTCTAGCATCTTTTTATGAAGAAAGAACACAAGCTATTATTGATAATCCATCAGATTATTACATGTCTGTTATAAGATTTTCGATAGATGGTTCACTAATACCAATTTTTGTATGTCCTGTCATTCCAAATCCAAATGAGCTAGATCCATTAAATCCTACAGATTATAATTATACTCCATTTGTCGTTACATTAAGAACTGCTACAGCAAGTTATTCACAAAATGTTAGATATTCACCAGAAAGTAATATAACTCCTTTACCAAAACCTCCAACAGCTACTAGACCACAAGATCTTTCTACTTCTTATTATTATGTTTATACATATTCAAGATTTGTGGCAATGGTAAATGATGCTATTCAAATAGCATTTAATAATTTAGTAGTTGCAGAACCTGCATTTACTGACACATTTGCTCCATATTTTGAATTTGATAGTGTCACTAGATTAATAACCTTATACACTTCTGCAGTAGTTATTGGTACAGAACCTGCTTATATCACTCCATTTATTCCATTGGGAAATCAAGGTACTCCTCCTTGTGGAAATAGCGTTCCTAATTATAATCAAAATGCTCCAGTAGGATTTAGTGGAGGTGGTTGTTCTGTACCTAATAATATTAATATGGCAGGTAATCAACCTATACCAGTTCCACCAGTAAATAAAATTTATCTTTATATGAATAATCAATTATTTACATATTTCGATGCATTAGAATCATTTACTTATTTTGATGATCCGGTTAAATCACAATTATTTATATGTAGACAAACACCAGTTAATTTTAATTCTGATCCTATGGTTAATGCTTATTTCTACACACAACAATATAATATAAGTTCGACATGGAATTCATTAGAATCAATTGTATTTTTAACTAATAGTTTACCAGTACAAGTAGAATACATACCAAGTAGTTCAATTATTACAGCTCAAGGAGTTTCTAATGCGAATTTTAAGCCTATTTTAACAGATTTTGTACCAACGTTAGAAGAAGCCGGATCAACTAGATCAAGATTCGTGTATTATCCAAGTGGCCAATATAGATTAATAGATTTACATTCTCAAATTCCATTAAGAAAAATAGACTTACAAATGTTTTGGCAAGATCAGTACCAAAATTTATATCCATTGTATATGTCATATAATGAATCAAACTCTGTTAAACTAATGTTCATTAAAAAATCTCTTGCCAATTACAGTTATAGATATTAATGGTTTGTTAATTATTAATATCTTAATATAATATATAATACATGAGTCTTAATTTAACTCCATTACAAGTAGTAGAAGTACGTGATCCAAGAACTGTTATAAGAAACAAAGAATATGCGCTTTTGAAAGGAGGAAGTCAAGTATCCTGGAAACCCTATACAACTACAAGTATTTCAAGTTCATCAATTCAATTCAGTACACCACCACCTTCACCAAAAATATGGATTGATAGAAAAATGTATATTTATTTACCTGTTCGTATTACTTTGAATGTTGCTGCACCTAATGCAAATCCTGTTCTTAGAGCTGGATATGATGCACCAAGAGCATTTCCTATTTCAAGTTCTTTAAATACTTTAACAGTAAACATTAATAACACAGCAGTTTCTTTGAATATGTCTGATGTTATCCAAACTCTTTTGAGATTTAATACTAATGAAATTCTTAAAGAACATGATTATTCTATGACACCATCATGTTTAGATCAATCCCAAGAATATAATGATTTGCTTGGTTCTATTAGATCTCCTTTAGGACAATACGGAGATTCTAATGATGAATCTGTAATGGGCAGAGGAGGTTTTACTAATTATAGAATAGTATCAAACACAGCCGGTCAAGCTGTTATTGATTGTATTTTTGTTGAACCTATCTTTTTGAGTCCATTTTATTTTGGATGTGGTAATGCAACAGCATTTATTGGTGTTCAAACAATGGATTGGAACTTTACTTTCCTATCAAATTCAGCATATAGAATGTGGTCTCATAATGCTTTAGGAGCTGCTGCACCAGGAGCAATTACAACTGGACAAGTTCAATTTTCTGGTTTCAGTGGTCCAGCATTTTCATTTGGATCAGTTGTTCCCCAATTGCTTTTCAATTATATTACACCTCAACAATTGCAAACTATTCCATCTGCAATGCAATATAGTTACTTTAATATTGACAGATATCCAACTGATTTTCCAGCATTAGCACCAAATGTATCAACTACTCTGGTTTCAAATAATATTCAGTTGCAGTCTATTCCAAGACGTATTTATATTTGTGCTCGTAGAAACAATGCAGAACTACAATCAAGTCCTAATTTTACTGATACTTTCTTGAGCATTAATAATATTGTTGTAAACTGGAATAACCACAGTGGTTTGTTCAGTTCAGCTACGGCATACGATCTCTATAAAATGTCCGTTAAGAATCATTGCAACTTATCTTGGACACAATGGTCAGGAGGTCCAAGTTATATTAATGGATCATTGGCAACTTTAGGAGGTACTGTAGGTTCCATTGTTTGTATTGAAATGGGAACTGATATAGGACTTGAAGACACTGAATGCGCGGGAAAATTAGGTACATATCAACTTCAAATAAATGTTGGTGTAACAAATATTAATCAAAGTTCTGCTATAACTCCAACCTTATACATTATTGTAGTTTCAGAAGGAGTCTTCAATATCCTCGATAACAGATCAGTCAGTCAAATTGGAGTTGTTTCTTCTCAAGATATTTTGGATGCAAAACAACATTTGGCAGATTATGTCGATTATGAAACTATTCAAGAAGTAAACGGAGGTAACTTCTTTTCTGGTATTTCCAAATTTGGTCATAATATTTTGGAAAGAATAAGACCTATTGCTAAAAGAATTTATGAAATCGGTAAAAAAGTAGCTCCATATGTAAAAACCGGTCTTAATATTGCAAAAACAATTGCACCATATCTTGCGGGTCTCGGAGATGATGAAGAAGGAGGTATTCTTGTAGGAGATCAACCAAATTACCAATATTGTGGAAATG